CAAATCATTTTGAACAATCAAGAAAATATCCCTGAAAACTGTACAGAGATTAAACCACCAGTTCCTAACTGGAGACCAAGATTTGATTTTGATAAAAAACAGTGGGTCGAATCGGCAACTGAAGAAGAGAAAAAAGGGAATGCTGTTGATAGCGTAGATGAATTGGCTAATATTAAGGCATTATACGAAACGCTGAAGGCAGAAAATGATGAATTGAAACAGCTAAATTCTAAAGCAATGCTAAACAATGTAGCAATCAAGCAAGAAAATGTCTTATTGAAAGAAAAGTCAGAAAGTTTAACGCAGTTGAATTCAAAAACGATGCTTGCTTCTGTACAAAATACTAAGGAAATCGAAGAAATCAAAAAACAATTACAAGGTGGGAAGTAACATGTATTCATATGAAGATATCAAACTAATGTATGACTGGGGCTGTTTCACTAACGAACAAGTAATGGTTTTCATTCCGTTGTGCATTACTGAAGAAGAAGCAAACAAAATCACCAATAAACAAGAGAGCGCATCTTAACGGTGCGTTTTTTTGTTGGAAAGTTGGTGGAACATGAAAGAAGAAGCACTTCAAGACGTTGTAGAAAGGCTAGTAAGAATTGAAACAAAATTAGACAACTACGAATCACTTAGAGAAAAAGCTGATAGTGCAAAAGATTTGGCAGACAAAGCCTACTCAGTAGCGCTAAACAACGCAGAAGATATCAAAGAAATGAAAGCCAATAATAAATGGTCGTGGGGTTACATGATTGGTTTAGGCATTACAATCATTGGCTATTTCTTGACTAAATTGTAAAGGGGGTGAGAAGAGATGATTTTACCAGATAAGTATTATCAAGCCATTAAATGGACGGTTTTAACAGTTTTACCAGCTGCATCTGTTTTAGTAGCCACGTTAGGCAAAGCTTATGGATGGAATGGAACAGATATGACAGTACTTACTATCAATGCAGTAGCGACGTTTTTAGGTGTTATCACTGGTGTGTCGGCTTATAATTTGAAAAAATAGGAGGAAAAAAATGAAAAAGAAAATTACTATTACTGCGATGAGCCTATTAATGGCTCTTTTTTTATTGCCAATTAATGGGTTTGCCTATACGATTAACAATGAATTTAATTTGGGCGCAAATGAAGGTAGCTCACAAGTAGCAAATAATCAGTACATTTTACTGCATGAAACGGCTAATGAAACAGCAACAGGACGCAATGAAGCACAGTATATGCAACGTTCATGGACTAGTGCTTACACTGCTTACATTGTGGGAGACGGCGGAATTGTTTATCAAGTCGGTCAACCTGGTTATGTACAGTATGGTGCTGGTTCATATGCTAATGCCAACAGTTCTGTGCAGATTGAGTTACAACACACACATGATAAAGCAACGTTTGAGAAAAACTACAAGGCATACGTTGAATTGGCAAGAGATTCTGCTCAGAAATATGGTATTCCACTTACGTTAGACACACCGTATAATCAATCAGGGATCAAATCGCATTTATGGGTAACTCAAAACATTTGGGGCGATCATACAGATCCTTACGGTTATCTTTCTGAAATGGGCGTAAGTAAAGAAAAATTAGCATATGATTTAGCCCATGGATTTACAGATGAAAATCCAACGACTTCTGAAAACAAGCCTGTCATTGATCCAACCCGAGCAGGTGCAGCAAATCCTACGCTGACAGATGGAAAGAATCATTCTCACATTGATCAGTTTGGGGAAATCGAAAATGCGAACTTACACGTCGCTGGATGGCATATTGCTAACTATCAATACGAGTACATTTTTATCATGGACTATAATACTGGCAAAGAGTTAGCACGAGTAAATGCTAATGGCGTTTCACGCCCAGACGTAAACCAACCCTACGGCACTTATGGTAATGTTGGTTATCATATCTCTTTCAATATGCGTAATTTTCCTAATAAGAAAGTCTATGTAATGATGCGTGCGACGAATGATCCAGAAGGGAACACTAAAGGCGGTGCGCAAGATTTCCATGATAAACGCTGGTATTTAAATATTCCGCAACGATAAAAAATAGCCTCTCGTTGAGGGGCGTACATATTATGTAACTTTTCCTAATGAATAAAAAATTCATTAGTGGGTATAGCCATACTAACATTTGAATCTCTTACTTGACCTGTATGGCAGAAACCAAGAGATTCATAAAAACCACGGACATCAGGTTCGCTTTGAACTGTAATCAAACAAGCTCCTATATTACTTAGTAGCGCAGTTTTTATAAATAAAAAGGCATAATACATCATCTCTTGACCTAAATGTTGCGCTTGATAAGGTCCGTTAACGGCAAAGTGGTGTATTTGTATACCAGGGATTGATTTACGGTAAACTGGGTTTTTCCAATTAGTTAATAGATCTTGTAATTTGGATTTTTTTGTAATCAATACACGATCAGTAGTTAAAGAGAAAAAACCTAGTAAGTAGGTTTCTTTACCTTTTGGGGTTACAAACATTAAATAAGTCTTTGTAATTCCATATTGTAAATCTTCTAGTGCTTCGTTTTTTAAGTAAGAATCAATATGAGCTTTTCCAGAAGAAAAAGCCTCTACTAAGGCTCTTTCTTTGTCATCGATATTTGATATTTTTTTAAATTCAACTTTATCATCAAGTAACATATCTGCCTCGTTCTATACCTCGTATTTTACACCATCAACATTTATTGTTTTTATTTTCTTCATGCCAGCTAATGTATTAGCAATTTTTGAGTTTGAAGGAACTTTTTTGTTTTTATATATATCGTCTAGAAATTTGCTACACTCTTTTTCTGAATTGAAAACTAATTCAGTGTTTTTAATAGTGGTAGCCATAAAATCACTCCTCAATATGTTGATTTTTTATGTACATATAGTATACCAACTTAGAATCTTAGAGTAAACATAAATCACTTGACAAATTTAAATATGTTTATTAGCATATTTTGACTTCTAACATGTTGAATATTCTAGTTTTTAATTTGAAACTGTGTAATAATAAATATGCCATCACAACAAAGAATGAAACCCATTATTATCTAGTCTATCTCCATTCTTTTTGTTAGCAGGAGTTGTGGTGGCTTTCCGTACTCTTAGCTCAGTTGGTTAGAGCAGACGGCTCATAACCGTCCGGTCGTAGGTTCGAGTCCTACAGGGTACATACTCTAAGTGATTTAAAATGCGAATAAAATATAAAAATGACTCCCCTTTTGACTCCCCCAAGCAGTATATGGATGTCTCTAAAAGTTGTTTTTTTAGATAATAAAAAGCTGATAATAAGCGAAAAACACTTAAAATCAGCTTTAAACCCTATTCTCGAAATCCGGCGAACCGGCTAATACCGGCGCGCAGGTTCAAATCCTGTACCTTCCTTATTCATTATCCTATAAAAGAAGCAAAAACGTTGATATACAAGTGACAGCTTGCAACGTTTTCGCTTCTTTTTATTTGTGTGAATACGTCTTTGAATACGTTCTGCTTAAATATCAATATATTTTGCGAATTGCGCTGCTGTTTCTTCTTTTGTCTGTAATATGAATATATAGATCCATAGTGATTTGAATAGAAGAGTGACCTAAACGCTCTTGCACATCTTTAATATTTGCACCAACTTCTAAAAGCAAACTAGCATGTGTAAGTCTAAGACCATGAATGGTAATTAGTTTAAGATTATTTTACATGGATGAGTACGGATTCTACTAATCGCTCCTGTAAAGTAAGAATTAAAAAGAGGTTGGGACATAAGTGTTTAACTCCGAGAAATAAGCCGAAATTCACGAAAATTGCTTTTCAAATTTTTGTGAATTTCGGCTTATTTCCGAAGGAGTTGCTTCTGCTCCCACCATTTATTCGTTTTTAAAGAATAAGACAAAAGTGTTTCTTACTTTTATCCCACTCTCTTCCTAGTAGATTTATACATCTGATATTAACGAAGAAAGGTTCAATTTCCATTGTAAGTTCCATCTTTGCTGAACAAATAATAGATCAACATTCCCAAACCGATGAGGGCAATGATACTTCCTGCAATCGGGACCCAGTTGGCATATTCTTCTGCTAACATAAGTATCGCACCACCAACAAACATGAAGCCAGCTGCTAATAAATTTTTCATTTTGGTTAACCTCCATTCTTGTTGTTTATCTATAGAGTAATAAATAATCTTCATTTGATCTATCCCTGAACGGCTTAATGAGAGCGCTTTATTCTATTGTACATTGGCCAGCTACTCATAGCAAAAATTTTGTACCAGATTGTCAGGATTCGAACCAACGAGCTATTGAGTAAAAGTTCGTCTAACTCAGCTAATAGAGGAGGTGCGAAAAATTACTTTTTCAGTGTCCAAGATCGGAGTAGATCAATTTGAAAGCTGATACATAGATCATACGAGATATTGAATTGTCATAGATGTAAATTGTATTCATGATTAAGTAACAAGTATTATTTTTAAAACCTGGAATAAAAGATAGCGCCGTAGCAAAAAAAGTGGTAAATTAGTTGACGAGCCTTCTTTTTTTTATAAGATAAATGTAAGGTTTCAATTTATTTTCATGTGACGAAAGTGTAAGGGTGTAATTACTCGTTCTATGCGTGTTTACTATGATAAGATGCACATGAACGGATATTAATGAGTGTAACTATTTATTTA